CCACTCATAAAGGACTCAGAGAGTTCCCCTCTGATTCCAGTTTCTACAGCGAGTGCATTCTCATTGATCCACTCATTAGCGACGTACTCTAAGTAAGAGTCAACACGCTCTGTAAGTTCTGCTTTGTGAGAAGCAATCTCCTCATCAAATGCTTTTGTGAACTGCTCTTCGAGTTGGTTAGCAACTTGCTCAACCTTGCTCTTTACAGCAGCCTCAAAAATTGTAGCAGTTTTTTCTTGGAACTCATCAGAAAGTTCTTCACCTTCTAAGAGTGCAGCAACGTCATCCGCAACGTCAATTACGATTTCTTTTGCTACTTCTTCCTGTTCTTCATTTTCTACGACGGGAGTTTCCTCTACTGGTTGCTCCGCTACAACTGTTTCTTCTTCTTTCTCAGCTTCTTCGTTAGCACCTTTACCATATCCTGTGCTCTTTATAGCAGCAGGTCCGGGTAATTGCACCTTAGAAGGGTTACCCTTGAAATGAGGGTCTCCACTCTGAGCAAAAGTAGCAGTAGCAGTCTTCAACTTATGAGAATCATCAGTTGGTCTACCGTTTGTAGGAGTAGGTCCTCCTAAATCTTCTATCGCCTTGTTGTCAGGCACATAGTTTGGAGCTTTAGGCATAGGGTCTGCTTTCTTTGCGCCCTTAGTAACCTGGTTCTCCATTTCATGTAGTTGTTTTTTCGCAGCCATTGGTTAACTTTCCGTTTCGTATGTATGAATACTGTTATTATTTATAGAATTATAGTTCTGACAAGAAGTTAGCGAATAATCTGAGCTTATTTGCCTCCAACATTTTGTCATCTACGAGAGTATTGATTTCTCTCTTTGCGCCCTCGCATGCTTTTTCACGTAGCATGCCACCTTCCCAAACCCATTCCTTTCCTTCCATGATACCATCGACAAAAGCGTCTGGTGCACTGGGATCTGCCACTATATCAGCAGCAGTTGCGAGCATAAAATCTTCTCCAACATAGTTTACACCGTCTCTTGAGACTATAGATCCCATTCCTCTAGATGAAACTCCTAACTTCACTCCCTCACCAATGAGAGAAGAAGCGATCTTACCCATAGGTGTTGACAATATTTGTGCCTTACCTACAAAGTTATTTCCTTCTTGTTGTAAAGATACTATTTTGTGTGATACTCTATCAAGGTTGATTTGAGGACCATCTGGGTGACCTAATTCACCTAGAGCACGACCTGTAGTTACATGTGCCTCGTTATAACGCTTCACCTCATTGACCATAGTTTCCAATGGGTAGCATCTTTTATTACGATTGACTATTTCTGCTTGTAAAAAAGGTCCTTGAATATAGAGAGTTTTCTTACCGTTTTTTTCTTCGGTAATAACTTCTACTGATTCAATTTCTTCTGAGATTAGCTTCATCCTAGGTTTACCTCGTGTAAATGCATAGTACTTCCGTCTGATGTTTCAGGTGCCAGTCTAAAGATAACTGTCTTTGTCAACTCTGCTGTTCCTGTGAAATCAGCAAGTGATGATGTGTCAGCATCAACAGTGAGTTTACAAGTATAACCGTTTACTCTATCTGGTATCTGAATAGCAGTGATTTCTTTGTGAGCAATCGTGCTATTGTAAGCACCTACGGAAGATCCAGTCATGGTAATATAATCACCAACTCTGAACTTTGTATCTTGTCTGTCCAGTGTAATTACACATGGATTTGCTTTCGAGACAGACATTGCCTTTGCGTGTGCAGGATGTCCGTAACGATATAAAAAGTCTCCACCTTTCTCTACGTGAAAAGATCCTACACCCGCTTGGGCGATGGTATTACATACAGAGATGTGTCCTGACTTTTTCTCGGAACTACAAGCAATGTATAAAATACCGCTTTTCACAGCCTTTGCACCAGAAGCAACTGTAGTAGCATCATTACTACTCAGTTCTCCATGATCAGAGACTAAATTTAATACCTGTGGCATTTTACTCCTCTTCTTGCGGTTCTGATTCAACAGCGTCAGTTGGTTCCTCAACTTCACCAAACTGAGCAGCAGCGACTGTAGGTGTTATTTGATCTACCTTCTCTGCACTCTTTTGATATAGCAAGGTTTTTATTGCATCATGAACTTCGGATGAAGAAGTCTCATCTGAAGACATCATGTCTAGCAATTCATTGGTGTCCATTATATTTTAAAGTAACGCTAACCCTATTTATATCTTAGCTTTCTTGATGTTTAATTCGGGTGCTTCTGTAGATTTCCCGTTGACCTCAGGGTCTTTACCGTTTTTACCCATATTTGTTTTCTGATTATTACCGATCTGTCCATTCTCTATCTGTCCTTGCATGATAGCATTCTGCGTTTCTAGCGGTACACCTACACCAGTTGCGTTCTCCTCTTCCATTTCTTCTGCCATTTCCTCTATCTCTTCGTCTGTCTGACGTAGTATCTTACGCTTCACATAGTCTCTTGAATAGTATGTGCCGATGTAAGGTTCGATAGCAACCATAAGATTGAGTCTTTCGTTCATCAACTCAGTCTCTTTGAGTTCAGCAAAGTGATTATCATACAAGTAATCAAACTGTATGTGCTCTGCCATCTTCTCCCAATCTTCTGGTGTAACTATGTTCTTGAGGATAAGTTGTGTCTTGAGTAGATCTAAGAATAGACGACTGAATCTCTTACGCAATCTACCTACAAACTTACTGAACATAAGTTCGTCTCTTAGAATCTCTGATGATCTACCTAGATTGAATCCACTGTCAGCACCTATTCTTGACTCAGGCACGTTGAGTGAGCGATATAATTTCTTCTGGAAGTATTCAATATCTGTTAGTTCACCTAAGTTCTGTCCACCAGGCAATGTAGATATCTCTGTTCCTCTACCACCTTCTCTTCTAGGTAACCAGAAGTCCTCAAGCATTGATAGGAACTTCTTGTCATCTTTGATCTCACCAGTGTTAGCATCATATACTAACTTGTTTCTGTATCTACTCATAACGTCACGTAGATACTGCTCTGCCTTGACTTTAGGTAAGTTACCAACGTCAATATAGAATATACGTCTCTCAGGTGCTCTAGACAGTCTGTAGATGACGAGAGAGTCCTCGATCATACGTAACTGGTTTAGACCTTTGATCGCTTTGTGTAGATATGATAGTGTGATCTTCTTATTTCTGTCTACTAAACCAGAGTGAACATGGCATATGGCATCCTTTGCAATTCTTACACCTTTACCAGCGACTGATCCATACTTCTGTGCTACACCTTGTGGATAGTATGTGTAGAACTCTGTTACTTTTACGTCTTTATTTACGGTCTCTGTACCGTTAGCATTATCAATTGTAGGGATAGCAATTGCACCCTTCTCTCTATCAGTAGGTTTTACTCTCATCAACTTGATCTTGAGAGCATCAATATATCTTAGTTCTTGTATCCCTTCGTCTGGTTTCTGTACGTCAATTACCTTATGATAGAATATCCTACCATCTACGTACCAGTTTCTAAAAATCTCGTGTGACTTCTTGTCAAATTCTAGTAAGTCCTTTACCTTCTTAAACTCTTGTCTTATAACTTTCTTGAGTGGTTGCCCTATGTTTAGGTTATCAAGGTCTATCTCTACAGGACTATCGTTCATATCTGAAACGATTGCCTCATTGACCACATGCTCAATCGCTGTATCACACTCAGGGTGTAGAGACATGTCACGATATCTTTTTACAATATCAAACTCAGTCTTGAATACTCCCTCAATATCTACATATTGGCCATAAAATCCAGAAGATAGAAAATAATCAGCACCGTCCTCATTGTTAGGAGCGACAGGGCTGATTATACCTTTCTTCTTCTTATTGTCGTCTTCAATTGAGAAACCAAAAAGCTTGGCCATTACGATATTTCCTTATTCGATGTATTTATTATACCACAGAATCGGCATTATTGCCATCATAAGCAGTCCAGTACTGAACTTGAAGCGTTACTTGGAACTCTTCTACAGCATCTACCTGATCATAAGATAGTTCAACTGTGCTTACTGCACTTGGCCAGCAACCAACCATTTGGTAGCGTCTTAGTACAGGTAATGCAGCAGGGTTGTCCTTTCCTTTTACATTTAGATCTGTGTTAGCACGACCCAACTGGTTTACTACCCAATC